AAATAGCAACTGTTTGACTAGTGTTTAAAGTTTTTGTTTTTGAACCTGCAACAGCTCTTGATATTGTAGCTAAAATTTTAACTTTGTGTCCTGAATAATTAGCACCAAAATCTATAGTTAATGTTTTTCCTGTTGGTGAACCACCTCTTACAAATATAGGAAATCCTTCGTGATTATTTCCTGATAAACTTAATACATCGCCTACAACACCTGTAATACCTGCACCTACTGTCATAATAGAAACTGAAAAATCTTTTTCGGCTAGAGCAGAAAATGTTTCATTTGTGCCGGCTGTTATTGTAACATCACCGTTTGATGATAATGTACCTGTAAAGTGTCGTCTTACATTAAAGTTTGTATCTGTAATACCACCATTTGCTGCAGTTTTTAATGTTTTGATTCTTGTATTTGGTAATTGAAATATAGATATATTTTTATTAGAACCTTGTAATTTACCACGATTTCTAAATGCAACTGTTTTAGTAGAAACATCAGAACCACCAACTGCTGTTAATAATTGTAAACTTGTATTTGAAGAAATAGATTCAATAATTCTTGTAACTGAATTTCCAGCATCAGTAGTAAATGTAATAGAATCACCAATTTTTAATTCAGTTAAAAATAAAGTACCAAATCCTGTTACTGTTGTTCCACTGTTTGCAACTGATATAGAACCAAACACAGGATATATTTCACCATATGTTGAGTCTGTAGAAACGTCCGCTGTATAAGTAGGCGAACCTGACATACCAACTTGTTTAACTTGTGTAAAATCAAAAGTTTGAACACCTTTAAATCCGTATCTTTCATTTTGTATAACTGCTGTTACGCTTGAAGTAGCACCTGTAATTGTTTCTCCTTCTACGAATGTACCTGTTACATTATTTAAAACTGTAACACCGTGTGCGGCCGTAGGCGCTGAACTGAAAGAAGTTACGTTTACTGGAGTTGTTCCAGCGGCATCAAATAATTCAAAAGTATTTGTTGTAGGATTTTTAACTGTAAATACCGTGCTTGATGTATATGCAGCAGAATTAATAGCAAAAGAACCACCTGTTAAAGTGATTTGCATTCCTTCTTTAAATGAGTGTGCGTTTAATGTTACAACTCCAGGACTTGCAACTGAAATACTTGAAACTGCTGCCGATTTTGTATTGGATATAGATTGAACAAAACCAAAAGCTCCTGATGTACCACCTGTTACTTTTTCTCCGTTAGAAAAAGCAGGCGCTGTTTTTACATTTAAATGTGTAAAAAATTCTACATCAAATATAAAATGTTTATAAACTGCACTTGTTAAAGATGTACTAGAAAATATGTTTGCACTGGCCGTTCCATTGTTTAATTCAAAGCCTCTTGACTTAGCACGACCAATTTGTGGAACTGTAACACCTACTGTTGATTGTTGTGTACCTCTTGTAACTGTGGCTGTATCAAATAGATTAACATTTTTAAATGCTTCAACATCACCAGAAACAAATCCAATATCAGGTGAACCAAATACGTTTGTAACGTTTACAAAATTTTCTACGTCAAATCTTGTATTAAAATTATTTTCAGTTTCAAAATCTCTAGCTTTATCTATATCAACAAAAGTTGTTCCTATAGTTTCAATTTCATAACCTTTTACATATGCTTTTCCAGGAGCTAAACCTGCAGCTAATTTTGTTTCAACACCACCATTGCCTGAAGTGTAAATACCTCTATTATTTCCTGATATTAAATGTTCTCTTATATCTAAATCAAAATCTTTTACAGTATAATCACCAGATTCGTCATATGTTCTTCTTGCTAACGTATCTTCTAATATTGCATATTCTGTTGAACGAACTTGATTTTGTCTAATACCATTTGATAATCTTAATAATTCTACAAATTCGGCATCATCTGTTGATGTGAGTGTTCTTTTAGATAATGTTAAATTTATTTTAAATCTATGAGCACCTGGTGCATTTACGTTTGATGACCCTTGAGCGTTATCAACTAAAGTAACATCATCATTTGAAGTAACAAAAGATTCTGTTATTGTTAATCCAACTCTATAACTAGGTGTATTTGTGTACTTGTCTAGTATTAATGTTTGTTCTGATACTGAAACGTGAAAACCATTTATATAATAAACTCCTTCAGCTATATTAGCAGCAGAGCCTGTGGCAGTTGAATTAACTACAGCTGTTGCTAAAACAGTTGCACTTCCTATTGTTCTGGCCTGTATTGTTTCGCCTGATGTAAAAGCAAAAGATGTATTATTTGTTCCTGTTTTATTATATTTAATATATAAAGTATCTGGATCTGTTCCATCTGTTGCAACAGCATTTATACAAATACCTACAACACCTGACGTAACGCCTGTTAATTGTTTACCAACATATTCAGCAACTGTAGCATATGTTTTAGATGTAAGTTTTACAGCGTAATAATTTAAATCAAAAGCAATTTCTCCTGGAATAACCATAGCACCTTTTTCAAAAAGATGGTCTGATATTCTCTCAATTTGATTTTGAAGAATTGTTTGTGATTGTGTTAATTCTCTAGCTTGTACTGCAAAGGCTGGTCTAAAAAGAACTCTATGAAATTTCTTTGACTCGGCGTAGTCATCAAAATAAGGTGAGAGGTTAAAGTCTGTTGGACTTGGCATAAATCTCCCTAAAACTCAATTATTAATTTAATATTTTCAGTTTGGTCTGAAGCTCTTGTTATTGGTGCTCTGTTTTCAATATATATTATATCGCCTTTATGTCTATCTAATTCTGTATCTTTATAACCACTTGTAAATGTAATTTGGTCAGCAGTTTCACTCGCTGTTGCACTTGGTGTGCCTGTAGCACTTGAAGTTTGACCTGTGATAACATTTGCTCCAGAAAATGCTGTTCTGTTACCGTTACTATCTACGCCCTCGTCATTAAATCTTGTTTGTATGTAGTGTAATATTCTATTTGTAGCGTCCCATTCAACAACTTTACCTACAGCTCCTGTTGTTGCTTGATTAATTTCTTCATCAACTACAAAAGTTCCTGGTGTAGGAGAAGCAGCAAATCTTAATGCTTTTGTTGCTCTTAATGTTGTAGCAGAAGCTGCTGAACCGCCTGAAAAAGGATTTCTTAATAAAACAATTCTTCTAAAATCATTTTCAACAGTAAAATCTCCAGTGCTTGCAGATTCAGTTCCTTCTAAACTTGCATTTAACATTACAAAAAAACCACCTAATTCTGATACGGCATTAAAACCGTGGCCACCTTTTGGCGGAATAATTGCATCTATTTCACAACCTGTTAAACTTGTTGCTCCAGCAGTTACTATGTCCGCATTTCTTATATAAGCAATTGTATAACCTGAACCAGCATTTGTAACTGTTGCTGTTACTACAATTCCTCCTGATACGGTAACTGAAATTGTGCCGCCTGTACCATCTCCTCTAATTGGTATAGATGTAAATGTTCCATTAGAACCACCTGTACCTCCAGATTTAATTTTTACTATATTAATAGAACCATCAACGGCAGCTGAAGATATTGTAGCATCTGTAACAACGGCCATAAAATCTGTTGATAAAAAATTTGCTTGTTGTGTTGCTGTTAAAGTGTACATATATTTCCACTTATAACCATCAGCAGTTGTTAAAATTCCTGTAGATGTACCTGTTGGTTCTGTAGTTGAAGCTGCATTACCATTGTTATCTAAACATTTGTAAACGTTTCTTGCTGTAGTTAATACATAGAACGTTGCATCAAATAAAGTTGTTGCACCACTGTTTGCTGTTTGTGTTGTTGTTGTGCCTGTAATTCTGTTTCCGTAATCGTGTCTGTAATAATCGTAAACTGTAGATGTAGTCCAGTTTCTTCTTGGTACTACAAAAGAAATATCTGAAGATGTAATTTTTTTAGCTGCCAGTAAATCATCAAACGTATTAAATTCTTCTATAACACTGTCTGCTGGTGTTATTGCAGCTGAATCTGTACCTTGATTGTCTGACCTTAAATCACCTCTAATTTGTGTAGCAAATGCTTGAGGTCTACCAATACCTAGGTAATATACTTCTGGTGAGGCTTCTGAAAATGACTCGCTAAACTGTTCAGCGTTGTTGATTCTAAACTTATTTGTTATAATTGCTGGCATATTTTCTTATTCTTTCTTACTATTTATACAGTTTCCATTATGGTTTAGTTGGAAATAGTTTGTTTACTAATATGTTATTAACTTGTTCAACAGTTGTTAATCCTTCAGTTAAATCTCTTAGTTCTTGTCTATATGTTTTAATATTAGCTGGTATTTCTTCATTGTTTTCTTTAGCCTTAACAACATAAAAATCAGTTTGATTTAATAAATTATTTCTAAGTTCTCTTAATTGTTCTAATGCTCTATCTAATGCACCAGCATTAAACTCAGCATCTTTTTGTTGTTTTAATAATATTTCTTCTTGTGTTAAAGCAACTTCAATTCCATTAATAATTTGTTTCATTATTTTTTAACTCCATAAAGTACAATAGTTCCATTATCAAAATTACCTGTACTTGGTTTTATTTGAAATCCAGTTATAGCAGTAGTAACTTCATTACTTCTGCCACTTAAATATGTATCTGCTTGATAACCGTCATTTCTACAATAAAAAATATGAGAAGAATATTCTGGTTGATGTGTTCCATTATTGTTATTTGGATCAAATAAATGAACTATAAAAGAATTTTTTATTGCAGCAGTAGTGTTTGATGTTACTCTATTCATATTAACTTTATTGTTTGGGTGTCCATAATGAACTTGACTAGAATTTGCTGAATTAGTATCGTAACCAGAATAATAGTAATTATTGCCAGTTAGATTTGTTGATGATTGTCTTAAATAAAATTCAAATCCAGCGTTATCATCAGTATTAATACTGTTTCCATAAACAACATAAGTGTCATAAGTTGATGAAAAATATCCATCAAATGTAACTGCTGTTGTATTTGCGGCTATAGTTGATGTAGCAAGTTTAACATAGTCAGAAGAACCACCAACGGCCCCTACTAAATCGGCAGCATCATAACCACCGTTAGTTAAAATATTGTTTGCAAATTTAAATGCGTTTGATTGTGCCATATTTTATAAGTACCTTATCGTAATAGTCGCAGCCGAAACTGGAGCTGTTACAAAAGTTAATGTTGTTCCTGATATAGTATAGTCGCTTGTAGGTTCTAAACAAATACCATTTACAAAAACTAATAAATCGTTTACGTTTCTACCACTATTTATTGTTACAGTTGTTGTTGAACCATCGCCTGTGGCCGTTTCTGTTATATTTCCTATAACTATTTTGCCTGCCATCGCTGAATGGTTTTGACATACGTAATATATTGTTGTGCTTAAATTAGAAGGAACTTCGTAGTATAAAATACCACTCACTTTAAGTAAAGCAGAAGCGCCAGTTGTTACCGCACCTGTTAAAGATACGTGAGTTAAACCTGTTGTGTAAGCATTACCTGAACTATATGCTCCTGAAACTGTTTGTAAATGAAAAGGATGGCCAGTGACATTATTTAATCTAAAAGCATATGTTTGTCCTGGTCTGAAATATAAAGTAGGATTGTTTCCTGAATAATGTGAGTTAAATAGATATGCACCTGAACCTGAATTTGTTACATCTATTAATGCGGCCGTTTTAATTAAATCTCCCGTGCCCGGTACAAATTTACCACTTGAACTTACCCAAACTAAACCTTGTTGGTCTGATGGAGCTTGTGTAACCAAATCAACGTCTGTGAATAAATTAATACTAGAGTTTTCGTTTGCAATTTCATTCCAACCACCACTGTCAGCAAAATATGCTCTTGCTGAACCTGTTACTACAGCTAATGCACCTTGATATGTTGTAGCATCTGGTCTACCGCCAGTAGTTGCAAAGTTAAATCTTAATTTATTTCCTTGGCCTGTAGTATCTATTGTTCCTGTTCCTGATAAACTTGAAGTACCAGATAAATTTAAATTAGAAATAGAAGTAGTTGCTGCTGCACCTAATGTGATTGTATTACCACCAATTAATACAGTTGAATTAGATAAAGAAGAATTAGGTATAGCACTTGTAGAAATTCTTACAGTGTTTCCTGCCACAACAGTATCAATACCATTGCCTGTTAAAAAATCTAATCTGTCTCCTAAATTAACAGTACCAACTGTTGAAGTTTCGTCTGTAATTCTTATAAAAGAATTTTGTATATTAGCGTTTGTAATACCAGCAGTACCACTTAAATTTGTATTTGTAAGGCCTGTTATTGTGTTTGTACTCGCTGATATGGATTTGTTGGTCAAAACATCTGAAGAAGTTTCAGTAAGAATGTTACTATCCAAACCTATTGTAATCGTGTCGCCTTGACTTACTGTTGTTGTAATACCATCATTACTTTTTAATTTTAAAGTACCACCTAATGAAATTGATATTGCTGATGATGAGTCATCTCTTATACTAAAACTTGAATTTGTTAAAGAAGAATTACCAATGTTAGATAGTGTATTATTTGAACCACTAATAGTTTTATTTGAAAGAGCTAGTGAGTTATTGCTTGTAACAATTGAAGTAGCTCCTGCTAATAAATTTAATTCAGTAGGTGTAGCAGTAAGTGTAATTGTTGTACCATTACCAAGGGCCGTGTAAATTTCATTAAAGTTAGCGTTTATAATTGTACCGCCGGCACGTAGGTTTGAACCTGTTCCGTCGTTAGCTATCGCTCCTAAATTAAGTGTTTGTTTAGCCATTGATTATTCTTTTGTTATATTTATACATATATTACGGTGTTGTATCATCAAAAGTTATAGGGTTTCCATCAGCATCTAAAGTTTGGTCAAACGTAGTTAATGTATTATCAAATTGATTTCTTGGTGCAATAAGAGCAATTTCTGCAGGTATATTTAATTTTGTTTTTATTTTTCTACCTAATTCTGTAGAACAAAATAATAATGTATTATCTATTCCATCTAATGTTGTTCTTGTACCGAATGTAACATTATTACTTAACTCCGCTATAGAATAATTTGTGTCTGTTGTTCTTACAAAAGCACCTAAAGCTTGTTTATTAATCGTATCATAACGAGGACCTGCATATCCAAAAGCTTGCGTTACATTTATACCATTAAATGTGCCTCTTAACCTAGAAGTTAATGTTAACCCTACAGATTGTCTGAATAAAGTTACATCTCTTGTTGTTGAAGAAAAAGGAGAAATCGTTGAAGTATTTAAATCTGCGGCAACACCTACATTTGCTGTGGCTCTTAAAGTAGTTCCATCATCTATTGTTCCTAATCTTCTACCAAATATTGTAGAAAATAAAGTATTAAGAACACTGAATAAAGGAGATTCAATTGCTGATGATACAGCACCTGTAATAGGAAATCTTATTTTAGCATTTACTCTTGATTGTACATCAACTTGTCCTGCAAAATAAAAACCAGCTGTGTGCATTGTTTTTTTGAAATCATCTCTCCAGTCCGTAATTGATCTAGCAACTTTTATTACATATGAAAAATCTTGGTAAAATAAACTATCTTGTACTTTCATAGTAGATTCGGAAACAAATCCATCTTCATTTACAAATAAACCATCAGTATCAGCAACTGCACCTATAGTCAATATAGCTGATGAATTATTTAATCTTTTTATTGTGGCAGTAGCTCCTGAAGTTGTGCCTGTAACCAACGTATCTACATTAATTGTTCCTGAATTATTTTTTAAAATTAATAAACCTCTTGCTGCATTATAACTTACAACTGTAGCAGAAACTCCACCTGTTATTGTAACTATCTCTCCTTCTAAAAAAACTAAAGAAGCATTTAAAACTATACAAGGTTTAAAAAAATTCAAAGTAGGTGGAGTAGGAGATAATTGATGGTCAACTCCTAATTCAACTGTATTTAAATCTAATACTTGGCCAATTTCTGTGCTAAAAAGTTTTAAATTGCAACCTGAACCTCCAATTGTAGAAATAGAAACAGTAGGTAAAGATTTGTATCCATATCCTTTATTATACAAAAATATATCAGTTACATCTCTATTACCTGTTCCTGATTCTTGTATTAATTTATTTCCTGTATAAGTGTCCGTTTGTGTTGTTGCATCTTCTAATATAATATGATCTTCTGTTGTACTTGTGCTATCTTCAGGAGTAAATGCTCCATTGACAATAGAAATAAATCCTGCAGCACCTGAGCCGCTCGTGTTTGTGTTTGCAAAGACTAAATCGTCGCCAATATCATAACCTGAACCGGCAGTATCAATAAGTATTTCTGTAACGCCACCTGATGAAATAGTTTTTGTTTGAATAATTGCACCTGAACCTCCTCCAATAATAGATACTGGTTCTATTTCGGAATGTAAAGAACCTGCACTTGTTATTATTTTTGTTACTGGAATACCTGTAACAGTGGCCTTAATTAAAATATCATCTGTGTCACTGGCAGTTCCTCTAATTTCTTCACCAACAATAAAAGAACCTAATATACTATCTGCATTTAAAATAAATTCAGATACTTGATTTACACCAATTAAAAAATCTGTAACGTTTTCAACAATAGCTGTTGCACCTGATGTTTGACCTGTTATTGTTCTACCAACTAAATTTGAAGAATTTCCTGTTATATTAAAAGATCTTAAAACTTTATTAGATGTAAATTTACCATCAGATACTCTTAACATTTGTTCACGAGGATAAAACGTTTCGGAAGTTTCGTTAAATAGTAATCTAAAAAATACTTCGTGTCCTATTTGTGTACCTTTTTTTTGGTATATAGATTTTATATTTTTAATTAAATTTCTTTTATTTACATTAGCATTTAAATTTTCTGGTAGTGTAACCAAAAATTCATTTCTGAATTGAGTTAAAAAATTTGAAATAACTTTATCAGGATCTCTAAAATTTAATAATTCTTGTATACTGTTTACAGGATTTGGTTTATAATTATTAATTACAGCACTTGCATTTGAAGTTAATCCTATGATTGTTTCACCTTTAATAAATTTATTTTGTGATACGATAATTAATCTACTATTATCTAAATCTTCTGTTAATACTGTAGAGGTAGCTTTTGAAATTTCACCTTTTATAGTTTCACCTCTTGTAAATTTACCAAACGTAGAACTTTCTAAAAGTATTTTATCGCCTTCATCTAAGGCTGTTCTATCAGAATCAATACGTGAACCGTCTAATATTAATTCATTCTGTTGATTAGTTTCGGTTTCTAATTGAATACCGTCTGTAGTTTCAACGGAAGTAACTGATAGCTCAGCAGCCTCCATAAATGTATAATATGTTTCTAAAAATTTTAAAAATTTAGGATGGTCGTCAATTACGAAATCTGGTACTTGTGAACCAATTAAGTTTGAGAGTTTATCTTTAAATATAGCCATAAAAACTAATAGCTAGTTGTTGTTGTGTAACCTATACCAGCATCTGCTGAACCACCTATAAAAGTATCTGGTTCAACTGTAATAGAAGAATTAGCCACATCAACTTCTACTATTTGATCTCTAACAGGAATTATATCATTTGAATTTGGTTTAACAGTTAATTCTATAACCGTTGAAGTTATTCCTCTTATATTTTCTATTGTTGTTATATTTAATGAATTTAAAGTAATTTGTCCTGTTGAATAATTAATAGTGCCTTGTGTGTTGTTAATATATGATCTTGTTCCTCCTAAAAATCTATATCTTCTTACATTGCCTGCACCATCATCATCTAAAAAATAAATGTTAGTTGTGTCACCACTAACCTTAAATCCTGATGACTCTAAAATACCACCTTGTGAAGCATTATAACCTGATACAGGATTATATAATGAGTTTCTAAAATAGATGTCATATTTTGTTGAAGAATTTAATGTAGGTGAAAATTGTTTTCTAATTTTTATGGTTGTAATATTTGATACTATACTAGTGTCTGTATTATCAATCAAACCTA